CCGATCGCTTTGCCTTCGGGCGGCGGCGGCGCTTTCATGTACTGGCCAGGAGCGCGTGTTGTGCTCTCGGCGCCAGCCAAATCGATCTTCGGCGAAGTCCAGATGCGCGGAATCAGGTGCATGAACGACTGATGCACGAGATCCATCGCATCGTTCAATTTTTGCTGCGGAGAAACCAGCGGATAGCCGAGCGATGGCCGGTGCATGCCGTGGCCGGGTCGCGCGTGGAACAGCGTCCAATGCTCATCCATCGATTCGTTGCGGGCCTCGACGACGGTGTTGCCGACCATCGCGATCATGCAGCCCTTCGGGAAGGTCTCGATGAGCCATTGCACGAGCTCGTCTTTGTTGTCGCTCGCTTCCTTGCTCTTGTTCAGTGCCTCGAAAAACGATGGGCGGCACCAGGTCAACTGCTCGGTGGCGTCATAGTTCTGCGCATCGTTCGTCATGTTCGACGGACGCATGCCCATGTTGATCGAGACGCGCGCGAGCCGCACGTAATCGCTTTGTGCGGTTGGCGCTACCGAAGCGATGATGTCGTTCGCGTAATCGGGATACTTCGTCTTGAGGCGCGCGATGTCCTTCTCGCCGGACAGTTGCAGGTAATCGCACTCCTCGAGAACCTTCGCCTTGATCGGCAGCTTTACTTCGAGCGCACCGTAAGCCTCGATAACCTGCTGCGACCGCGGCTCGCGAATGCCGCCAAAGTCGCCTTCCTCGAAAAACGAAAGTTCCGGGTCGGCGTCCGAGGTCGTCCAGCCAAACCGCTGCGCGTCGGTGACGTGGTGCGTGTAGAAAAGCCCGCGACCGTCGGTCCACAGATAGTTGGACAGGTCCGCTTGCAGCGTGAGCATGTCGTTCGCACGCTCAAGCAGTTTCCGGGCGCCGTCCGCTTTCTCAGCCGACGTGATGTCGTTCGGATTCGCGGGATCTTCGGCCTCGAAGCGTACCGACGGAGTGCCGGCGGTCAGCGCGGCTGTCACTGTATCGGCGAAGGCCAAGTAGATGTTGGTTTCTTTTTGCCCGCTGTCGTCGTAACTCTGGCCGCCGATGAGCACCTGATTCGCGGTCGTGTACGTTCCGTTCTTGCCTTCGAGCAAATATTGATTGCCGCGGTAGAAGTAACGCTGCTTCCAAGCGTCGCGGACTTCGATGCGGTACGACGTGAGATCGCGCTGCGAGGCTTCCTTCGCCAGTTCCTCGAGCGCGCCCTTCTGTTCATCGCTGAGATCGTCGAGCTCGATGCGGTCGTCGGTCGCGTCTACCGGACAAAACTCTCCGGGCATCGCTTCGCCGAATTCGGCTTCAAGCGATTCGTCCTGTTCTTCCGGCGGCGCGTCTTGATCGAGAATTTCGGTGTCTGTCATATACTTTAGTGCAAACTATTTTTGCTATGTTGCCGACAAACTAACGCCAGCCGCTAAGTCTTGTGGAATCAACAAAAAGCTCTAAGCCCCCTACCTCGTGAAAAATGCGTTCGCCCCGCAGCGCCAGCCTAATGCGCACCAGTGGCCATCTCAGGAAGCCTTCGCTCTGGCGTAGGAATGCCGCAATCCGCGCTTTTCGGGGACATCGTGCCCTTCTTTGCGCGCATAGGAAAGTTCGATCGCGACGGCCTGCTTTTTCTTCTTCACGATGGGACCGCCGCGACCGGAGTGCAAAGTTCCGGCGCGGAAGTCGGGCATTATTTCGCTTGCAGGCATGGCGCTAGAAAAACGTCGAGAGCACCCAGAAGAACAAACCCATCGCGATCAGTTTTGTGCGGTAAGGCTCAACCGGCGCGGGCCAGCCGAAGCCCGCAATCGCGAACAGCACGAGCGCGAGCACGACGAAAATAAGTTCAAGTGCTGCGGGATGTTTTGTCATTTTGTTCCTCCTAAAATCCATTCGCGGCGGTTGCAGGAATATGCGAGCAGCCAAGCGGCGCCGGCGATGATGCCCATCAGAAGCGCGATGCGCGAGATGCGCCAGTCGACGGCTTTCATTTCCAAAACTTGAGAATCACGAAGACGACGACTTGTAAGAAGAGAATGCCGCCGACCATCATGTTCTGGGTCTTGGCGATGCTCTCAACCTTTGCGTTGATCGCCAGAAACAGCGCCTCGACTTCCTTGCGCACCATGATCGTCGAGATGAGATCATTCAGCGTCGCGCGCCATTCGTTCGCCGAGGCTTTGTAAGCCGTGAGTTGCGTCTGCGCTTCGGCCAGAGCTTTCTCCGCTGAAATGAAGGCAGCGGCGGTCTGTTTGTCGGAGGCCACCAGTGCGGTCGAAGTGGCTTCTTTCAGGCCAGCAATCGCCGCCGCGATGGAATCCTTCACCGCCGCGAATTTGTCCTCGTTGCGCTTGTCGGATTCGAGCAGGAGCCGCTCGAAATACTGGCGCAAACTGACGGTGCTCCGCTCGCTATTGTAATCAGCTTGGTGTTCTGTCGCCATCTCTCTTCCGCCATCGGATGCACCAACCTGCGGGGGAGATTGGCGACTTCACGGTTTCGCAGCGGTCGGGACGGATGAAGTGCCGGCAGACCGCGCAGCGTTCGGCTTTGTCCTTCGCGTGATCGGTGTACTGCACGAGCAGGTGCGAGGACTTTTGCGCTTCCGGGCGTTCCATCTAGTCGAGGAAACTCTCTTCGCCAGCGGTATTGTGCCCGCCCGCTTCGCTGCGGTCGCGCTCGCCGGCAAGCTCCTGGCTGTCGCGGTCCATCTCGTTGCGCTCGGTGTCTTCCATCGCCATGCGGCCGTGCTCGTGCGCGTCGTCGAGCGATTCGTGATTGGCGCGGTGGACGTGGCCATCCTCGTGATGCGTGATGCTGTGATACTTCTCGCCGGACTCGCTCCCACTGGCGCCGCTCATGCCCCCGCCGCCACCTGAATGCTGGATGATGTGCTTGTGCGCCTTGCCGTGCTCGGCTACGACCTGCTTGATTTCGTCGTGCCCGGATTCTTCATGGACACCGCCAGATGCGCCGCCGCGAGCACCTGGCCGCTGGCTGTGGCCCTTATCGCGGTCATACGCCTCGACCGTCTGCCGATTGCCTGATAGTTTTCCGTCGTGTGAAGTTGCTCCGCGCATTAATTTGCCCTCGCTTTCGGTTTCTCTTCTTCGGGATTCCATGTGCCGGGATTGAGCATGTACTTCTCTTGCTCCTCGGCGCTCAATTCGTTCCATCGCTTGCTGATTTCCGCGTGTGTGAGCTTGCCCTTCACTTCGGACATCGGCGGCGCCTGCGCCTGCTCGGTGCGCGCCACGTAGTCGCGACCTTGCGGAGTCTGTGTCATCGCCGCGAGTTCGAGCCGCTCGATTTTGCCCTGCATGAAGGCGAACTGCTTGCGGAAGAAACGATTCTCTTCGAGCAGTTGGCGCACGAACGGTGAATGCTTGATGCGTCGCGGTCGAGAGGAGCGCGCTTTCGTCACCGCCCCTCTCGCCAACCGCGACTTTTTGGTTGTGGGTTTCCGTTTCACAGTCCAATCTTCATCGCCGCGAGCAGTCGCTTGTCTCTCGGCGTCATGTTCATGTGGAAGAAGAGCACTTCGAGGTCGGTGTTCGGGCCGACGTGAAGCTCGCCGTTCGCTGTCAGTAAGGCGCTGCCGGTCGCCAAGCAGGTATCGACAACTATCAGGACACGCTTCGTTCCGTGTAGCGCACACTTCATGCCGTAGGCTTCGACTGACGCCATCGCATCGCGGATTTCTTTTTCTCCGAAGTTTGGTGGAAGCGAACTCATCTCTGCCATCCTGGACGCCGCGGCGGAATGGGAAGCGCGATGCCTTGCCCCTGCGCGCGCGATGTCAGCCTGAGATATTCCATGTAGCGGGCCGTCGGGTCTTTGATGGTCGCCAACCGCTCGGCAATCATAACATCCTCGGGGACCGGCGCCTTCGATGCGTAACTCATCAGCCCGTACCGCATCGACTCGCAGACATCGAGGAACAGGTCGTTCCCTTCCTTCTCCGCATCCTCGGGGTCTTTCTCCGAGCGCATGAGTTTCGGAATGGACTCGATCAAATCCGTGCAGGAATCTAACACCGCAAACTCGCCGGTGTCCAGCATCGTGTAGCAGAGCCGCCAGCCGTCGATGCGGGTATTGTTGGCGCGCTGTGGCCGCGGGATGCCGTGCTCGTGCAGGACATCGCCCATGTTCTCGGCAATCGAGTGCTCGGGCTTGTCCTTGCCGAAACGATCGGGCGATAGGTACACGTACTTGATTGGGTCGAAGTCTTCGGCAGATGACCAGTTCTTTTCGACGATTTTCTCGGCGATGTCGAATTCGTTCATCTTGCGCAGTACGAGCTCGCGGTAGCAGATGACGATGGAGCGCTCTTTTTTGTCGCGCACCAGCGGGTCGCTCACGGTGACGCGCGCGAACCACAGAATCACGCAATGATGCTCGAAGCCCCAATCGATCGAGATCCAGCGCTCTTCCCAATCGTGGAAGGTGATGTCCTTCCGCGATTTGATGTGCCGGCCGGTCCACTTGTTTTTCTTCTCGTCGAAGCCCGCTTCCCAATTCGAGAAGAACTGGCCGGCGAGCACGTCCCAGGATCCGGGAATCCACGCCTGCCGCAGATAGGGGTCCGAGATCGAATGCAGCTTCGAGATGTAATCCGCGTCGTTGGCGTAGACCGGATTATCCTCGAAGGTTGAATGAAAGTGCTCGTAGTCCGCCGGATTGTAGCTCGCGCTCATCGATCCGGCGGGCGGCTTCTTCGTAATCCACAGCGCTTTCACCCACGCGGAGCCGCGGCCGTTGGGATTGGTGGCTGCGGCCATCCGCGGCGTGACTTTGTACTTCACGCCGTCGATTTCGTATTCCTTGATCGGGCAGCGATTCGAGCCTTTAAGGTACTCCCAATGGCTGAAAGCGAACTGCGTGAGCTCTTCCCATCCGATGAAAAGAAACTCGGCGCCTTGGTACTGCAAAAGGTCGCGGTCGTTCCTGATGTGCCCGAAGAACAGTTTCGCGCGATTCCCGAACGTGACTGTGTGCTTCGAGGCGTTGTAACGGTAGTAGTAGCTGCGCGGCACGTACTTCACGAAATAGTCTTCGATGCCGCCCTTTTCAATGGCCGTCAGCGTGCGCCGCAGAAGCAAACAGTTGCAGCCGGGGACCTGCAAGCACTCGTTGACCGCTTCCCAAAGCAGCGCAAGAGATTTGCCGCCGCCGCGCCCGCCTTCCATCAGCGGGTATTTCGCGGTCGATTTGTGAAACGGCACCTGCGCCGGAAAGGGCTTGTAGGCGTCGCTTGTGAGGATCTGAATCACGCAAGTTGACGCGTCTTCGGTAGCGTGAGAATAAATTGCTGCCGCTCATCGGGCGCGCCCTCTTCGGCAACGCGGATCGTCGCCTTGCCCTCAATCGCCTCGCGAATCTCGCGGATCGCCGTGGTGTCGCCCTTCATCGCAATCAGGAATTGCTGAAACGTGATGGCGTCTGCGTAGGTCGCTCCGATGGGGAGCTTTAAGCGCTTGCGTTCCGCTTCGGGCAATCTGATCTCGGCGATGAATTCGTAGCGGTCAGAGATTGGTTTGCGCCTTGGTCGGCCGCCGGGGTTGCCGCTTTGTCCGGGTGCGAAGCGAAACAGATTGCCTTTTTTGAATCTCCCGCTATTTTCGCCGCTGTTCTGAGCGGTGCCCTTCTTCGACACGACTCCCGCCTTTTCCTGACTCTGACTCCTGACTTGCGGAGAATGATCTCGCGATGCGCTCTCTTTACTGCCACGTCACAAAAGCCTTGATGTTCGCTCCGGTTTCAGCAGCTCCGGTCACGATTTCAATGGTCACAAAATCCCCATCT